CCAGTTCGCCCGCGAGCGGCTGGGGATCTGGGATGAGGTCGCGGTCAAGGGCATCATTCCCGAGCCGAACTGGGCCGAGCAGGCCGACGCGACCTCGCTTGCGACCGACCGTGTGGCCCTCGGTGTCGAGTGCGGGCCTGATTTGGCGTGGGCGTCGGTGGCGCTTGCTGGCCAGCGCGATGATGGCGACTGGCACATTGAGCTTGACGAGGATCAGCACACCCGTGGCCGTGGCACGGCGTGGCTGGTGCCGCACCTACAGGCCACGGTGGATGCCAACCCGCGGATACGTGCCGTGGTGGTGGATGTGGCTGGCCCGATATCGGCGCTGCTGGAGCAGCACAGGCCTGGCCGGTGGCGCATCAAAGGGACCCGGATCGAGGCGACGCCGGTGAAGGTGGCCGAGCTCGGCGCCGGGTGCAGCAGGGTGTTGGACGGGATTGTGACCGGCTGGCTGTGGCACATCGGCCAACCCCAGTTCACCGCCGCCGCGTTGGCGGCGGGCAAGCGGCCGTTGGGCGACACGGGTATGTGGGTGTGGTCGCGCAAGACGGCTGAGAGTGACATTACGCCGATTCAGGCGGCGACGCTGGCGCTGATCGGGGCGCAGATGGAGCGGCCGCGCAAGCCAGCGCGCAAGGCGAGCAACAGCGGGAAGGTGGTGGTCCTGTCGTGAGCACCACTGTGCACATCCCGGCCAGCGTGAGCGTGGCCGGCCTGGATGAGTCCGACGCTGAGACGCTGCGAAAGCTGCTCAACCAGTTGAATGACAAGCTTTCCCGCAACCGGACGCGCCGCGAATACTACGACCACAAGTATCTGCTGCGGGACTTCGGCATCTCCATTCCGCCGACGATGAAGAGCATCGAGGCGGTGCTCGGCTGGCCGGCCAAGGCCGTGGACGTGTTGGCGAAGAGGCTGCGTCCGGACGGGTTTGTGCTGCCGGGCGGCAACGCCGACGATTTGGGGATCCGCGAGATTTGGGACGCCAACCGGCTGGACTTGGAGGCGCCGCAGGCCAACACGTCGGCGCTGCTGCATTCGTGCGCGTTCGCCACGGTGACTCTGGGCGACAAGGGGCGGGGCGAGCCGAAGGTGTTCGTGGCGGTCCGCTCGGCTGAGCACGCTACCGGTCTTTGGAACCGCAGACTTCGGCGGCTGGATGCTGGCCTGACGGTGGTGGATGCTGACGAGAACGGCAACCCGACCGAGATGGTGATGTACCTGCCTGGCCGGACAGCAACGCTGACGAAGGATGCCAGCGGCAAGTGGTCGGCTGATGTGCGCAAGCACAGACTTCAGCGGGTGCTCATGGAGCCGTTGGTGTATCAGCCAAGGCTAGACCGCCCATTTGGTTCATCTCGTCTGTCGCGGCCGGTGATGACGTTGGCCGACGCTTCTTTGCGGACTCTGGTTCGGTCTGAGGTCACGGCTGAGTTCTTCTCGGCGCCGCAGCGGTACGCGATGGGCGCGGACGAATCAGCGTTCGTCGGCCCGGATGGCAAGCCGAAAGGCCAGTGGGCGTCGCTCATCGGCCGCGTGTGGGCGATCGGTCGTGACGAGGATGGCAACATCCCCACGGTCGGCCAGTTCCCGCAAACCTCGATGCAGCCGCATACCGAGCAGCTTCGGATGCTCGCGTCGCTGTTCGCAGGCGAAACCTCGCTGCCGCTGTCGTCGTTGGGGATCGTGCAAGACAACCCCTCTAGCGCCGAGGCGATCCACGCCGCCAAGGAAGAACTGATCACCGAAGCGGAGTGGGCGGCCGACACCCTGGGCGCCGGTTGGCGTCGGGTGATGCTGCTGGCGCTGATGCTCCGCGACGATCTGACCGAGATCGAGCCGGCGTGGCTGCGCCTGGAGATGCGCTGGCGTGACCCGTCGACGCCTAGCAAGTCCGCGATCGCTGACGCGGTTACCAAGCAGGTGGCGTCCGGCATTCTGCCGCCTGACTCTCCGGTGACCTATGAGCAGCTGGGCTATGACGAGACGACAGTGGCGCGGTTGACGGCTGACCGGCGGCGGTTCGAGGCTTCCCAGCGGCTTGACGCACTTGCAGCTGCCGCGGCTCGGGTGGGCGGCGAGGTGGCCGCCCCGGGCCCGCCGGAGGCTGATGGTGGCGACGCCAGCTGAAGCCGCTGCCTATCGGCGCGCCCAGCAGGACGTGGTGACGCTCGCGCGGGCGGCGCTGGCGCAGTGGTGGCGCGACCTGGACGTGCCCGACGCGGTTGCCGCGTCGCGTGCGCTTCAGGGCTTTGTACCGGAGCTGGTGGCCGCGTATGGGGACGTTGCGGCGACGGTGGCGGCCGACTGGTACGAGTCGCTGCGCGGCGAAGCCGGCGCACCCGGCGCCTACCGGGCGGTGCTGGCCGAACCGGTGCCAGTGGCGCGAGCTCAGGCGGTCGCGCGATGGTCCGCAGACCCGCTGTTCTCGGCAGAGCCGGACGGGCAGCATGCGCTACGGCTGCTGTCGGGCGCGGTTCAGCGGCTGGTGCAGCAGTCGGGCCGGGCAACCCTGCTGCGCAACGGCGACGCCGACCCGGCGCGGCCGAGGTGGGCGCGGGCGCCGCACGGCAAAACCTGCGCTTTCTGCCTGATGCTCGCCTCCCGGGGGGCGGTGTACCTGACGGCAGAGTCCGCCGGCCAGTTCAACCAGTGGCACAACGACTGCGACTGCCAGCCCGAGCCGGTGTGGCCCGGGCAGGAACCGTCGTACGACGCCGATGAGCTTTACGCCCAGTACCTTGCCGCCCGCGCCGAAGCCGGGGGTGAGACGAAGGCGATCCTCGCCCAGCTGCGCGAGGACCTGGGCACCAACTAGAGGCTTCCCACCATCCGGTGGGTTGAGGTAGCAGCCCGCAAGCCGCACGGCGACCGGGCAATCCCGCATGGGAGATCCGAATGTCCGAAGCAACCGAAGGCGCCCCGGCGCCGCAGCCAACCGAACCGGTCGAGCCCGCACGGGCTGAGACGGACTGGAAGGCAGAAGCGCGCAAGTGGGAACAGCGCGCCAAGGAGAACAGTGCCGCCGCTAAGCGGCTGGCCGAAATCGAAGAGGCCAACAAGACCGAGGCTGAAAAGACTGCCGAACGCCTGGCGAAAGCCGAGCAGGCGGCCGCCGAAGCCGAGGCGCGGGCCCTTCGCCGCGACATCGCCCTGGAGCACAAGCTGTCCAAGGACGATGCGGCACTACTGGACGCCGTAACCGACGAGGAAGCTATGCGGCACCTTGCCGAGCGTCTGGCGCAGCAGGCGGCCGAGCAGGCCAGCCACATCAGCACCAACGGGGCATATGTGCCGGCCGAGGGCAAGACACCCCCGGCGCTGAACTCTGACCAACTGGAACAGTCGCTACGGAAGGCGCTCGGCGTCTCGTAGGGACTGCCGAGCGAAAGGAAAGATCATGGCGATCACTGCGCCAATCAAAACCTCAGACTTCGAGGGGTTCCTCAACCCCGACCTGGCCGAGCCGATCTTCGAAGAGGCGGCCCGCCAGTCCGTCGTGATGCGGCTGGCCCGCCGGGTGCCGCTCGGGATCAACGGCAAGGCCATCCCGGTCGTCACGTCGAAGCCCACCGCCAACTGGGTGGCTGAGGGCGGCAAGAAGCCGGCCACCGAGGGCAAGATGGACCTGATCCCGATGCAGCCGCACAAGCTGGCTGCGATCGCGGTCATGTCCGCCGAGGTGGTGCGGGCCAACCCCGCCGACTACACCGGGCTGCTGCGCACCCACCTCGCCGAGGCGTTCGCTGTGGCGTTCGACTACGCGGCGCTGTACGACATCGGCGGGGACGGCACCGGAAGCGGTCCGTTCAGCGACGCGCTCGCCGACACCAGCAAGTCCGCGACCCTGGGTACCGCCGCACAGACCGACGGCGGGATCCACGCCGACCTGGTGGAGGTCATGAGCCTGCTGGTCAACGACGGCAAGCGGCTGACCGGGTGGGCGCTCGACGACGTGGTGGAGCCGCTGCTGTGGGGCGCGGTGGACAGCACCGGCCGCCCGCTGTACGTGGACCTGCCGACCGACGACATGGCGCAGGGCCTGGCCCGCCCGGGCCGGCTGCTGAACCGGCCGAGCTTCATGGGCCAGGGTGTGGCGCACGACGGCACGGTGGCGTTCGGTGGCGACTGGACCAAGGCCGCCTGGGGTGCCGTGGGTGGCATCTCGTACCGCATCAGCACCGAGGCCACGGTCACCATCAACAACCAGCTCACCAGCCTGTGGGAGAACAACCTCGTGGCGGTGCTGGCCGAGGCCGAGTACGGCTTCGTCGTCGCCGACGTCGAGGAGTTCGTCGCGATCGAGGCGCCCGAAGAGAACGGTGGCAGCTGATGGCGAAGGTGCGCCAGAGGAAACAGCGCTACGCGCTGGTGAGCCGCAAGGGCGTCAAGGTCACTGTCGCCGATGACGAGAACGTCATCAAGAAGTACGTCGACAAGGGCTACGTGGACCCGACGGGAAAGTACCGCGTCAAGCCAGCGAGGGCCGCCAAGGCTGCCCCGGTAGCCAAGTCCGAGTAGAGGGGGGAGGGCCGAGTCATGTCGTGGGCGACACCTAAGGATGTGCGTGACCGGTGGCTCGGCCCCGGCTCCATCCCTGTCTCTGATGAGCAGCTGGCGACCCTGATCGGGGATGCGGAAGACACCATCTTGCGTGTCTTCCACGACATTCAGCAGCGGATCGACAGCAACGATCTGCCGCTGGACCGAGTGGTCAAGGTGGTGTGTCGGATGGTGATCCGGCACATTCGCAACCCGGAGGGCATCAGGTCGACGCAGGAGGGTGCGGGGCCGTTTCAGAAGTCGCGCACTTTCGGCGGGGATGAGCCGGGCTCGATGTATCTGACTACTCAGGACTTTGATGAGCTGGCGCCGGGCCGCCGCGGTCGGGCGTTCACGATCGACACGACCCCGGTGCATTCATGAGGTTCGCAGAGGGTGAGACGGTGACCCGGCTTCGGGCGCCGCTGGTCGCCGACCGGTACGGCAACCTGGTGCCGGACTGGGATAACCCTGACCGGCTGAGCATCGACGGCTGCGGGGTGGCTCCACGTACGTCTGATGAGGAGACGGAGCAGGGCCGCCAGGGGGTCATCGTCGGCATCGCCGTCTACGCCCCGGCCGGCACGGACATCTCACCGCACGACCGCATGGAGGTCCGGGGCGAGGTGTACGAGGTGATCGGCGAGGTCGCGGACTGGCGGAGCCCGTACACCGGCTGGCATCCGGGGATCGTGGTCAACCTGCGCAAGGTGGAGGGCTAGCATGCGGCATCTGGTGCTCGGCGCCGGCCAGGTCGGCACCGCGGTCGCCGAAGTCCTCAGCGACGTAGGTGAGGTGGCCCTGCGGGATGTCGATCCTACCGATGACCGGGCGGATGTGCTGCACGTGTGTATCCCCTGGTCGTCGGGATTCGCCGACGCGGTGAAGGGCGCCGTAACCCGGCATCGCGCCGAGCTGGTGGTGGTGCACTCCACCGTTCCGGTTGGCACGTGTGACCCGCACGGGTGGGTGCATTCCCCGGTGCGGGGACGGCACCCGAACCTTGCCCCGAGCTTGCGCACGTTCACCAAGCACTTCGGCGGCCACCGCGCGGCCGAAGCGGCCGATGCGTGGGCGCCGATCAGCAAGACCACAGTTCACCCGCGCGCGGTGGAGACCGAAGCCGGCAAGCTGTGGGAGCTTGTGCAGTACGGGTTGCAGGTGCGTGTCTGCCAGGCGATCCACGAGTGGTGCATGGCGCGTGGCCTCGACCCGGATGTGGTTTATCGCCAGTTCGCCGAGGAGTACAACGCCGGGTACACGACGCTCGGACTCCAACGGTTCGTACGGCCGGTGCTCGACTACGTTCCCGGGCCGATCGGCGGGCACTGCGTCACGCAGAACGCGCCGTTCGTGGGCCACCCCGCCGCTGAGATCGTGCAGCGAGGCTGGGTGTGATCCCGCGGATCCTCCACCAGATCTGGGTCGGCCCACCCCGCCCGAAGCATCTCGACCGCATGGCCGAGACCTGGCGTGAGCAGCACCCCGACTGGGACTACCTCCTGTGGGATGAGGAAGCGATCGCCGCGCTCGACCTGGACAACCAAGACCTCTACGACCGTGCCCCCGACCTGGTCCCGGCGGACGCGGTCGGGCAGTACCGGGCCGACATCGCCAGGTACGAGATCCTCCACCGGTACGGCGGCGTCTACGCCGACATGGACACCACCTGCCAACGCCCCATCGACAAACTCCTCCCACCCGGGCAGCTCATCGCAGGCTGGGAAGTCCAAGGCAAATGGGTCGGCAACACCGTCCTCGCCGCCCCCGCAGGACACCCAGCGCTCGCGGAGATCATTACCGCGCTCCCCGGCCTCGCCCGAAAGCACGCACCGGCGAAACCGAACAAGCTCTCCGGCCCGAAAGCGATCTCGCCGTTGCTGCGTCGCCGCCGCGACGTCACCGTCATCTCCCAAGGCGCGTTCTACCCCGTCCCCTGGGACCAACCGGAGCGATCCACCGATCCGCACCCCGGTGCATACGTCGTCCATCACTGGCAGCACCAGCGAGACCTCCGCGGCCTCCCCCACCCATAGGAGTGCTCATGCTGACCATCGGCTACCCCGGCGGGCAAGCACGCATCGACGCCGACCCCACCGACCACATCGGCAGGCACTACGCCAAGAACCGTTGGTACGAACGAGACCTCCTCGACGACGCCCACCAACGCATCCAAGGCCCCGGGACTGCGGTCGATGTCGGCGCCCACATCGGCGGCCACACACTCTGGTTCGCACTCGCCATGGGCCTCGACGTGATCGCGATCGAACCCAACCCCGACACGTACGCGCGCCTCACCAACACTGTCGAAGCCAACCCTGCCAACATCCGCGCCCTGCCCGTGGCCGCTGGCGCCGCGCCCGGACACGCAGACATCGCCGTCACCCGGAGAGGCAACACCGGAGCCACCAGGCTCGCCATCGGCGACGGCCCCATACAGGTCATCACCCTCGACTCCCTCAACCTCACCGACGTGCGACTCCTGAAGGTCGACGTGGAGGGCATGACCGCCGACGTCATCGCCGGGGCGGCGCGGCTCATCGACGAACAGTCCCCGGTCATCTACGCCGAAGGCGACCAAGACCAGATCGCATCGATGCTCCCGGCCGGGTACCGGTGCGCCGGCCAGCTGTGCCGCACTCCAACGTTCGTGTTCATCAGGGAAGAGATACCACCGTTGCGTCTGTCCGCCGCGATCATGGCCCACCCCATCCGCAAGGAACAGGTCAAAGAACTCCAGGCCATGCTCGACCGACCGGTGCCGGTCGCTTGGGGCCCCAACCCCGAACCGTCACCTGATCCTCAACGACGGTGGGCCACCGGACGTGCAGCGTGGGAACTGCACGACCCGACCGCGGACTGGCACCTCGTCATCCAAGACGACGCCATCGTCTGCCAAGACTTCCTCGCCGGCCTCGAAGCCGCGCTCACCGAGCTCGGCCCCGAGGGTCTCGTCTCCGCCTACACCGGGACCGGTCGCCCCGATCAGCGCAACGTCCGCAGGGCCATCGCCGAAGCCGAGAAGCACGGCCACACCTGGCTCCACACCTGGAGCTTGAACTGGGGTGTAGCGTTCGCCGCCCCCGTCCACACCATCCCCGGCATGCTCGACTGGTGCTCCTACCCCGACAGGGCACGCACCAACTACGACATGCGCATCGGCCAGTACTACCGGGACATCATCGGCTGGCGCACCTGGTACACCCACCCCTCACTCGCCGACCACCGCGACACCGGCTCCCTCGTCGGTCACGGCCAAGGCGGCAACCGCAGGGCACACACCCACCATCCGGGGTCGGCACTCGACATCGACTGGACACGGGTGCCGCCCGGCGGCCTGAACCCTTGGATTCACGGGAGGGGGCCCTGATGGCTACCCCTGGTCGGATCGTGCTCAACCGCAAGGGAATGCGGAAGTTGCTGCGCTCGCCGGAGGTGTTGGCGGATCTGGAGCGGCGCGCCGAGCAGATCGCGGCAGCGGCTGGCCCGGGCATGCAGGCATCCTCGATGGTCGGCAAGAACCGGGCACGCGCGTCGGTGATCACTGCCACGCCCGCGGCCCGGCGTGCCGAGGCCGCGGGTCGGGCGCTGACCAGGTCGCTGGACGCTGGCCGTGTCTGACCTGGTGCTCTACCCCGACGTTGAGGCGCTGCTGTCGACGTGGCTGCGTGGCCAGCTCGACGGCGTGCCGGTCGGCAACAGGGTCCCGAACCCGCGGCCGGCCAGCTTTGTGACGGTGCGGCGGCATGGCGGCATCCGGCACACGGTGGTCACCGACGCCGCGCAGGTGGGCCTGGAGTGCTGGGCCGCATCCGATGCTGAGGCCCACGACCTGGCGCAGCTGTGCCGGGCGCTGCTGCTGTATCGCCTGCCGGGGCAAATCCTCGACGGGCACACCGTGTACCGGGCCGACGAGGTCGGCGGCCCGTCCAATCTGCCTGACCCTGCCAGCTCCATGCCGCGATGGGTGATGGAGCTGCAGGTGCACGTCCGCGGCCTGGCCGCCTGACTGATCGACCGCTGATCCGCGCCAGCGGCGCAACCAACCATTGTGGAGGGACCACCCATGTCCTTGAACTCAAGCAACGTACGTGTCGCTGTCACCGGTGCCGTGTCGGTTGGCCCGACCACCGCCACTCCGCCGACCGACGCGGAAACCACCCCGGACGGCTTCGATGATCTCGGCTACGTCAGCGAGGACGGCGTGACCGAGACGCGCGAGCGGTCGACCGAGCAGCTGCGCGCGTGGCAGAACGCGGACGTGCTCCGCGAGGTGGTCACCGAGGCGAGCATGAGCTACACGCTGCGACTGGTGGAGACCAAGCCGGAAACGGTCGAGCTCTACTACGGGATCGACGTGGACGACTCCGACGGCTCGGTGGCGATCGTGCCGGCACGCACCGGCGGCCGCAAGAGCTTCGTCATCGACGTGATCGACGGCAATGACTTCATTCGGGTCTACATCCCGTCGGGCGAGGTGACCGAGGTCGGCGACCAGGTGTACGCCTCCGGTGAGGCGATCGGCTACGAGGTGACCATCACGGCCTACCCAGACAGCCGCATCCTCGCCGACGACGGCCAGCCAGCCAGCGTCAAGAAGTTCTACTCGTCGCTGGTCGTCAACGGCGGCAGCTAAGACGCGTGGGGGCGGACGCGCGGGCCCGCCCCCACGTCTCACCCTGCCCGCGCATTCCCTTCTACCGCGCTAGGAGGCGCTGATGACTGCCAAGAAGCCGCAGGACCGCAAGAAGCCGGCCGCCGAGGACGCGTTTGAGTTCGAGCACGACGGCAAGACCTACACGCTGCCGAAGTTCGGCACCTGGTCGGCCGGGCTGGTGCGCCGCGTCCGCAAGCTGCCCGACGTGGACGCCACCTTCACCATTCTGGAAGAGGTGGCCGACCCGGAGACGCTGGCAGCCATCGACGCGATGGGCTTGGACGAGTTCAACCAGTTGCAGCAGGACTGGGCGGACCACGGCGGTGTGACCCTGGGGGAATCCGACAGCTCCTCGACCTGATTGAGGAGCACCCCGACGCGATCGCCTACGACTGGCGCACCAGGTTCGGCCTGCCCGCCTCGGTGATCGGCACGGAGATGGAGTGGTCCGAAGCTGTTGCGTTGGCGCGGATCCTGCTGTCTGATCAGTCGTCATGGCTGGGTGCTAAGGCAGCCGGATTGGACCGGCCCTGGCCAGTAGAGGCGTGGCTGATTGCCAACCTGTACGACCTGACAGCGGCGGCGCATTCCAAGCGCAAGCCGAAGCCGCATCCGCGGCCATCCGATCCGAAGCCGAAGAAGCTCGGCAAGGCAACACTGCCGCAGCATACGATCCGCGCCGCGCTCGCAGCGCGCGGGCACAGGTAGTAGGGGCAATCCTGCCCCCAACCCCGGTAGGTCCCGGAGATTGGAGGGCAGATGCCGTGGCTGTTGAACTAGCGACGGCATATTGAGTACGTCTCCCTGGTGCCCACCGCCAAGGGGATCAAGAAGGAGATCGCCAAGGAGCTGGATATCGGCCAGCCTGCCGAGCAGGCCGGCCGGTCGGCCGGTGGGCGCATCTCCGGCGCGCTGGGCAAGGCGCTAAAGACGGGGATCATCGGCGCCGGTGTCGCCGCCGGCGCCGCACTGTCCGGGGCACTGGTCAAGGGCTGGGGCCGACTGACGGCCATTG